ACAACAAGAATTGTTAGCACAAAAGGCTAACATAGAAAACCAAGTAACGGAGAAGTTAGCATTATTAACTGAAACGTTGGCGTTGGCATTAACGGTATATTTAGCATTTCCCCCAAAATTACCGGCAATTGATGTCAAAGCATTAGCAAAAAAAGCATATGCAAAGACAAAAAAAGAACTACAAGACTTACGACAAAAAGTAAGTAAAGAAAATTTGAAAAAAGGAAAAGAAACATTTAAATATCCGATGAAGCCAAAAGAATTATCAATCCCCAAGATACCAGAAATACCAAAATTACCACCGATTCCCAAGATACCAGAAATACCAAAGATATCATTGCCGACGATACCAAAATTGCCTTTGTAAAAATATTAAAATTATAACTTCAAAATCACCGTAAAGTTTAACTTACCACCATTTATATAGAGAGTGTTTTATGGACAAGCAATTACTTAAAGCATACATTCGCACAATTGTTGAGGAAGAAGTTTCTAGAATTCTGCCACAAATGTTGTCCGAAGCAGTGTCAGAAATTAAGCAGCTCAAAGAAAATGTAACAGAACCAACAAGAACTGCGCCAAAACTTGACCGTAGTAAACTGGCAGAATTGATGGGAGTAACATATGACGGTAGTACATTGCGGGCGACCACAAACAATTTACCATCAAGACTTCCTGATAACATACCAGCCAATGCAGATCCAGAAGTGGTAAAGGCAATTACAAGAGATTATTCTGCAATGATGAAAGCGATGAAATTAACTTGAGATAAGATATGGCACAAGCAATTGGTATTACATTACCAATACAAATTGGAAATATGGGATATTTTCAACAAGCATTTGATACATTAACTCAAGTTAAATCAAACTTTATAAATTTGATACTTACTAGAAAGGGAGAGCGTGTCCACCAACCAGAGTTTGGGTGCGGCATTCATGATTATTTATTTGAGCAACTCACTCCAGAAAATATTGAAGGGGCAAGACTCTCGGTAGTAAATGCAGTAGAACGTTGGATGCCATTTTTAGAACTGGTACAATTTGAACTCAATGCGTCACCAAACGACTTGGATAATAATAGACTTCAGTTATATGTTGGTTACAGATTAAGACAGAATCCAAATATCAGAGACACTATTATTCTAACGTTTTAGGAGATAATCAATGGCAGTAAATCAATCCATTACAAAAAAATTTAATCCAAACTTCAAGGACGTTAGTTATTTAGCAAAAAATTTCTCCGAATATCGGCAGAACTTAATAGAATTTGCTAAATCATATTATCCCAACACGTATAGTGATTTCAACGAAGCATCTCCGGGCATGATGTTTGTCGAAATGGCAGCATACGTTGGGGATGTTATGTCCTTTTATATTGATAATCAGTTTAAGGAAAATTTACTGTTATTTGCAAAGGAACGAAATAATGTAGTGAGCATATCACAGGCATTGGGATATAAACCCAAACTTACAGCAACTGCAACAGTTGAGGCGGATATATATCAAATGGTTCCCGCACTTGGCGTAACATTTAATTACGAACCAGATAAAAAATTCTTTTTAAAAATATTAGCAAATTCAAAATTTTCTACAAATACACCACCAACTCAGAATTTTCGATCTATTGATAATGTAGATTTTGCCGATCCCACTAATAGAAACATTCGTGTATTGGCCCGAGACGGTTCAAATGCACCGACTATGTATGTAGTATCAAAAAAAATAAAACTGGTGTCGGCTGATGTAAAAATTGCAACATTTTCATTTGGATCGGCGCAGAAATTTTCTAAAATAGAAATCACAGATACAAACGTAATTTCTATTATTTCGGTAGAAGACTCTAATGGTAATTTGTTTTATGAAGTAGATTATTTAGGTCAAGATTTAATTGTAGAAGAACGTGATACAGCAGTTAGAGGATCTGATGGATTTTTCTCTAGCGAAACTATGCAGTCAGGATCACTGTCTCCTGCAAAACTTGCAATCTTTCGCAAAAAACCAAGAAGATTTGTAACACGAATTAATTCTGATATGAAATTGGAATTATGTTTCGGGTCGGGAACAAGCGACACCAGTGATGAACTGGTAACGCTAAATTCCACACAAATTGCAAATTCAAAATACAACCAAGTCATTAGTAATTCATCTCTAGATCCGGCAGATTTTATATCAACGGATACATTTGGATTGGCACCTGCTAATACTACATTAACAGTGACCTATTTAGTAGGCGGTGGAGTGCAATCAAACGTTGCGTCCAATACCATTACGCAAGTAGACGTAGCACAGATTGCAAATAATATTACCGATTATGCTACCGCAGAACAAGGATTGTACAATCAAGTAGTATCAAGTGTGGCAATTATCAATGAAGAACCAGCACGCGGCGGCGGCGATACCGAGTCTGTTGAAGAAATACGAGAGAACGCACTGGCCTTTTTTAACGCACAAAATCGTGTGGTAACTGACAAGGATTATCTGGTACGAAGTTATGCAATGCCGGCGCAGTTTGGATCGGTGTCAAAAGTATTTGTGGTACGCGATGAACAAATTAATGCAATTGCACGACAAGATTCGGGGTCATTACAACTAAACAATGATCAAAATCCATTTAATAACCGCACGTATGTGGTAGATCCAGTAGCACCAAATTCAATTAATTTATATGTGCTCGGGCATGATGAAAATAAAAATTTAGCTACCTTGAATACATTAGTCAAAAAGAATTTAGCAAAATACTTAGAACAATATAGAGTATTAACCGATGATGTTAATATTTTAGATGCCTTCGTGGTAAATATTGGAGTAGAATTTCATATTGTTGCGTATCGCAGTTATAATATGAACGATGTTGTTGCACGATGTATTGACGCAATTAAAAGTTTCTTCGATATTACAAACTGGCAGATTAATCAACCAATTATTATGAATGATCTTCGATTGACTATTGGTTCGGTGGAAGGAGTGCAAACTGTGTCTGATGTAGTTGTTACGAACAAATATAGATTTAAAGATGGTCGTGATTATTTTGAATATAGATATCCCATTGAAGAAGCAACGGTGGACGATGTAATATACCCGTCACTTGACCCAAGCATATTCGAAATACGATATCCAGAAACGGATATTGTTGGATTTGTTCGTCAATAATTGAGATAATATATGAGAACTTTTCTACCAACGTCAGAAGACGCAACTATCTACGAAAAATTTCCAACATTAAATACTGGACTTGATGAAATTATTGAAGTGGGAAAAATAATAAAATCATTAGATGGGCCCAATGAATATGCCTCGGGGTCAACGAGAATGTTGATAACGTTTGATATTCCTTCACTACAGCAATATCCAACATCTTCGGTGTATTATTTAAATCTACGAATTGCAAATGCAACAAATGTCAACCGTTATCAGACATTGGAAATATATCCAATATCACAAAGTTGGGTAGAAGGAAGTGGATATTTTTATCAAGATACGCAGAATGCGGAAGATGGTGTAACGTGGATTGACAGAAGTACTACAGATGTATGGGCAACTTCGGGCAGTAATTATACCACAACAATCTCTGCATCATATACTTTTTCAAAAGTTCCCATTGAAGATGTAAAAATTGATGTCACTGATTTAATTGCGCCCGTTGTATCTGGTTCAAATATAACGCCGTGGAATGGATTAATAATAAAATTTCCAGATGCGGACGAATTAGACTCTACTAACATTGGAAACATTAAGTTTTTTTCGGGCAATACGCATACTATATTTGCTCCAAAACTGGAAATTGTACAAGTAGACCAGACATTTGTCACGGGAAGTCTAAAACGTATTCCCAACGGCAATGTTACAATTGTACCAAAAAATATAAAAGAAGCATATACGTTAGGAGAAGTCGATAAGGTATACTTGGTAGTAAGAGAACCATATCCTGATAGAAAATTTGATGCAACGAGTCGATATAGAAATGTATATTTCCTACCCTCGGAATCATATTATAGAGTACGGGATCAAGTAGCAGATATGGTATTATATGATTTTGATCAATATTCTGCAATAAACTGCGATACTTCGGGATCATATATATTATTGGATACGTCGGGGTTGGAAGTTAACCGATATTACACTTTGGATTTAAAAATAAAATCCAGCGGGTTAGTATTTTTCCCAGAATTTAATTACACATTTAAAGTAGACAGTGATGCATAGTATATTTAATTCATATATTCCAAAATTTTTGGTAGATCTTAATAAGGATAACGAAGATATTATAATAGTGTCTTCTTCGTATTTCTCTCCAGAGGGTGACATATATGAATTAGATACCCGTACATTATCTCCCAATTTAGTGCAAACCACGCAGTCATTGCAAGAATTGCAACCGGAAATTTCAACGGTATATCCGTTTACAATTGTAACACCGTTAGATTTTGATGGTTCAACAATGTTACAAAGTCCAAGTATGACTACTCAGCCCACCGCATCGCAGGGATATTATGTCCCTATTTATTTTGAACGATACAATGCTGACGTTATACGAAATATAGATACAAGATTTACCGAACTAACTACTGAGTCAAATTTATAATATGCCAAATCAAGCAAATTTTAGAAGTGATATTACTACGCAAACTGAGCCACGATTTGCGGCATCAAGAATTGTAAGTAATCCAAATGAATTAATTTTGTTTGAAGAAGTTCCAGCAAGTTTTGCATTCGATGCACAGGATACGGTAGAAGTACATTTCTACACCATTCCAGGAAATCAATTATTGTTAAGTACAACTATTACATTGTCTGACCAAATTATTAAGTCGCACATTGTTTCATATAGCGACAACTCCTATAAAAATTATATTAGAATAGATTTTACAAAATTATTTATAGATAAAAACTTAATACTAGTTCCTGGAGATTACAAACTTGTATTAAATTTCTTCTCAGATGAAATTGGTAGTTACACAGATAGACGATTAACAATAGATACTATATCACCGTCACGTACCGAAGTTCAATTAACATTCAATAATATTATTGATGCGGTAACACGAAATGATGATACATATTTACTTAGAGAATTTGTTGAACCATCATTTAATAAATCGGATGCGGTTGGTGTGGCACAAAAAATCTTTACTTCTGGGATAAATTTAAATGATCCAGCCGAGGGGGTTACGGCAAAAACGGTAGTGGATAACATAGAAATTCTAGAAATAAACCAAACATATGCAAATACTATAGCACGTATTGATGCATTAAACTTGCGTGAATCTTTTGACGCACAAATAAATGACTTAATTCTACAACTGTACACTTTCATCAGCGAAGAAATAGTTATTAATGGAGATGATAGAATCCAACAAGATGAATACGAGCAAATCATTCGTTCTGTTGTAGCTGATAAAATATCAAATCTGCGCCAAATTATGGACATGCGCATCAACGTAAGTTAAGGTATATATTATATGACAATTCCGTTCAATTCTCAATTTTTTTTAAATGATGAACAAACCGACGGCGCAGGAACTACTGGTCAGTCAGGAGGTGGAACGCGTTCCACGCCCACACCCACACCTACACCTACAACCACACCCGCTTCAGATTTCAGTGGTATTTGTAGAGAATACTCTCTCACAACAATTGCTCAAGCAGGTAGTGATGTTACAGTAACGGTAATCTATACAGACTGCGGTAATAATGTTGTAAACTCAACGGGAGTCATAAATTTAATACAACAAGCGTCGGCCGATCCTGATGCGGCAGGACAGCAATTATTTTCTACAACCATCTGTTCGAAGTCACAACCAAGTATAACAGCTGGTCCATATCAAATCAGCGTTACTAATATTGCCGCATGTGATTCACCTCCACCGGAATCACTTACCGAAGTTACATTAGATGCGTTCAATGGCGGATCAATAGATATCATAGCGGGAGCTCTAGTCGGAGCCCCAAGAAGAAGTGTTATAATTGACGCATTCCCTATAAGTACACACACCTTTAGTAGATTTGAATTGCGTGACAGTGTAACGAACAATTTGATACGTACACAAACAACTGCGCCAATAAGTTTTACAGTGGATGAAAATAGAACGATAACTGCATTTTTTGAATTAACAGTTACCCCGCTACTTACCGCCGTTACATTGGCCGCAGAGCCATCAATTGGCGGATCAATAAATATTGCATCTGGAGAGTTGGTTGGTTCTGCAAGAAGAACTGTTAGAATTAATGCCGTACCTGCAAATACACACACCTTTAGTAGATTTGAATTGCGTGATGGTACAACAGACAACCTTATAAGTACACAAACAACTACGCCAATCAGTTTTACGGTTGATGGAAATAGAACGGTAACTGCATTTTTTGAATTAATAGGTGCTCCACCGAGGTATACTACTACCTTGGTGGCCGCACCGACCGAGGGTGGGGTGGTTAGTGGAACAAGCTTGTTAACGCCAATCCCTAGCACCGTTATCGTGTCAAGACTTGGTGAAAGAACTAATTTTCAAGCAACTGCAAATTCTGGATATACGTTTGTGGGGTGGTATTTAAACGGTCTTCTATGGTCTACTAATTATTCTCCCGCCATTTTGTCGGATAAAGATGATGTATATGAAGCAAGATTTGCAAGAAACCCCACACAAGACAAATGTAAATGTTATTTTGTAGCACCAACTGCGCAAGGACAACCATTTGAAGTAACATACCGACCATGTGTAGCGGGATCAATTCGAACAACCGAAACGTTTGCCTCATTTACAAACATTTGTTCGGCCGATATTCCACAAGCCGGTAGAAACGCACAAGTACCTCAAAATCTTGGCACAGATTGTTCAAATGGGCAAACTTGTAATACGCCACCACCGCCAACGCCAACACCGACTCCAACTCCAACAGAAGAAATAATCTTACGGTGGAGAGATTGCATTTCTGAAGAATTATATACCGGCGTTCCAACTAATCGTCGTGAAGTAGTGTATACCGGGCCCGGTGGGGGAACGTGTTGGGAGCCACTAACACAAATTACGTTTACTCCCGATTTAAATAATGAATTGACATTTCAATATCAACGTGGGTCTACTCAATATCCTATGGCACAAGTAATAACAGCAACTAACGCATCAACGCAATTAACATACGAAATACAAATAATAACCAACCCAGATATTGCAGTCACTCCCAATAAATTTATAATTGCTCCAAGAAGTGATGTACAATTTGTTGTGCAAACCACGGCCGCTTTACTAAATCAATTGGGTGATGGCACATCTAGATTGCAAATGTCAGTCGGCATCAGAGAATTATAATGATTCCATTTTTACTTAATTATGAACCATATAGACCATCAACAGGAACTCAGGTTGTTAGTTCTATAAATGATATGGTAACAATTAGTTTCAATCCACCGTCTGAAATTAATTATGTAATAGGAGCAGAACAGCAATATAATGATACAATCATTGTCCGTAACACGACATTAAATGCGCCATTGGAAGTTACTATAGAATTTAACGATAAAATTCTTGATATAAATACAAATAATACAACTAGTCCATATGTATTTACATTGGCACCAAATATACAAACTTCATTTCCCGTCCAATTAAAAACTTCATTTTTAGATCAACGATCTAGTATCACACCTACGATGCTATCCATACAGTTTACAGTAAAAAATTTACTAAACGGCACAGTGGTACTTAAAAATGTATAATACGACAATACAGGCTGCTATCCGAGTAATTATATCGCCATCAGTAACGCCATCGCAGCCATTTACAAGAAATTATAATATAGCAATTAATCCTACACTGATTGATGTTAATATTTCACAGCCATTGATTGCGTCGGCATTGCAATTTTTACAAACGGCTATAGATAATTACGTAGATGAAGAACGTACTTTAAAAACATTATTGAACTATGGTGAAGATAGACAATCCGTAGCACTGGCATATCGGTACGGTCCAACCGATGAAAATAATATATCGCGAATACAATTAAAATTATTACAGCCAGTTCCAGATAATATTAACGTCAGTTCTTCTGTATTCTTAAGTCGCGAAGTTACCAAAACACTAATTGACAAAGTTCGCGTTCGGTTTGCACCTGAATTAGATGCAACGCCATACCTACGTCCAAAAAATTTAGCAGTACAAGCAGATTTAGATACTGGAAAATCTCTGAACAATATGACATTGCAAAAACTGTCATTGCAATCGGGTTCGATAGGACTAACGGATACATTTCAAAATAAATCATTTGAAGATCAAATCTTTAGACAGTGGTATTCCTATGATTTCAATTCATCGGAGTTGAACATAGACTTTACGAATTATAATAATTTTATGTTTTACGGGTCTGCTGCTATGCGACTTGAAACGTTTAAGGAAAAAGTTCGTCAGATAGAAATATTGGAGAGTAGCCGTAAACAATTCTTATCTACATATACATCAAATACTGCATCCGTTGGATTAATTTACGTACAAGATCAATCGGCAACATTTGCAAAACAACAAGAAGATATCATCCGTGGATTTGATCGGTACGAGCAATATCTGTACTTCACTCCATCAGGATCTAATAGTCCATATTCTGCGTCTGCCCATTATGCAGACACGGGGCAAGAATATAATTCAATTGGATATTGGCCAAAGTCTGGAAGTAGCTTGTGGCCCGTTAGTAGTAATACGATCACGAATTGGTATACAACGCAAAGTCTAATTGCACAACGATTTGATGAGTTTAACGAAAATAATTTAGTTAATACAATCCCATCACATCTGCGGGAAGATGATAGCTCTGGGGCATATATCACGTTTGTTTCTATGATAGGGCATTTCTTTGATACGATAAAACCGTTCGTTGATCAATTCCCGAATATCTACAGCAGACAGTTAGATCCTAATAAAGAACTTTCCAAAGATTTAGTGAATGAGATTGCAGAATCCATTGGATTTACACTGCCCACGTTAAATTCCGTATATAATCTGGCGGATAATATCATCGGAACTGACTCAGAAATTCCGCGGCGAGATATGTCGGCGGAAATTTATAAAAGATTATTACATAATTTACCGTTTTTTGCAAAGGCAAAGGGTACAAAGACTGCGTTAGAAACGTTATTAAAAACTTTTGGTATTGGTCCGCAATTACTCAGTGTAAAGGAAACGGGTACGCCAGAATCAAGCTCATACCATATATACGATGAGTATACAAATGGATTGAAGTTCGATACAACAAAAACATCATACGTAACTATACCCGTTTCAGCATCGTTGCGGTCGCCGACCACACTGCAATTTACGTGCGTGCCTTCGGCAATTACATCAAGTATAGCCACGTTGGTTACTGGTGATGCAAGGTGGGGATTGCATTTGGCAAAACATTCTACTATACCAACTCTTAGTAAAATTCAACTTACATCGGGAAGCGGTAATATAGTATTATTGTCAAGTAGTTTTCAAGAACTTTTAAATGAACGGGTAAGCGTAACTATACAGGTTTATGCATCAACCGCATCGTTATACGTAACTCAGGTTGATGGGGAAGACGTAATATTCAATTCCATATCAAGTGAGTCATCAAAATTTGCATCATTGTGGCAAAATACTGGATTTTTGGGTATCGGTGGAGTTGGTAGTAGAGTAATTGCTAGAGCAAACTGGACCGTAGACGAGGTACGTTTATGGAATGACACCCTATCAGATGAAGTAATTTTAAATACTGCATTTGATGCGGGTTCAAATGCGGGAGATACATATTCTTCTGCAGCAGACAATTTAATAGCACAGTTATCCTTTAATAAAATTAATACCGCATCTCTCGCGGCATC